AACGTCTCACGACGTTTCGAAAATGGTTGTTCAGAAGATGATCCTCTGAGTGCAGCCATAGTTAGCACGGTTGGAAACCGTTCATTGTGAGAGACCACCTTATCAGGTAATCCCTTCACATCAAGCTCCTTCCACGACCACCCTTGGATATCTCTATCCCAGAATGCGAATGGGGAAGCTTGAAACTCATCCATAGGAACCTCGAAGGCCCCAAATATGACGCCCTTGTAAGGACGACATAAGCGGAGCTCAGGGGGAACCAATTCTCTTAGGTACTTACGTACTTCAGAGAACCGAATCGACCAAAAGTCTTTTCGTAAGGATAAGTTATGAAACTTGATAATCTCCTGGATAGAATCCAAGGGGTCATCAAGTGTTAACGGACGCACATCGCGTCCTTCGAACCAATCTGCTCCACAGGACTCTCGAAAAGGACCTTTCAAAAAGGTCTTAGTCGAGTTATGTCTGAATCCGAGCTTCCACAAGGTTTGCAAAACTTGTTTAGCTACGGACTGTCTTACGATGATATCGTCGCCGTAAACAATGAAGTTATAAGGCTTCGAATACACCATACAGACAGACGCAAAAATAAGCGTTTCTAAAGGGAAGCAAAAGCCGTTACCCATTGATACAAACTTCTCGTAACGAGTTAAATTCTGCCCGTCTTGAGAAAATGACTTCACCCTAATTGAATTCAGAAAATCGAACCAATCGGGGGGAAGCAACCTTTTTACCACTTCCGTCGATATACTGTCAGAAGCGGAGCTAAGGTCAATGGTTATGAATGGATCCTGCTGATCAGGTAAACTACCAAGATAAGCAAGTTTCTGATTAAGTCCTTGAGTGGACAAATCCAGACCTACCCTCTTAAGACGCTGACGCAAAACATTGTCAACGCCTTTCTGAAGATAGCCATTCAACAACGGTTCGACAGCAATTGTTCTATCAACAAGAGTTGTCTTTGGTACAAAAACGATTTTGTTATATTGTACCAGCCGAACCTTCTTATCAAGAGCCTCACGGAACTTGATAGGATCGAAGCAAGTGATACCAGCAGGCCCGGGAGTTATTAATTCCCAAACATGCTGGTCACGAGCTAAGGCGGAACGGACAAACGGAAGGGCACTAGGTGAACACGTCCATTCTTCAGCTAAGTATTTCCTAGCTAAATTAGTGGAGTTACCGTGGACACCTATTGACGCCCCTGGACCAAAACTGCTTTGTTCATAGATCTTTTCGATATCGGGTTGAAAGCCGATAACGTAAGAGATCCAATTTGACATCTGAATCCAGACGTCATTTTGAGTGTCCCATCGAGTTTTATCCCGGTGGAACTTAAGGTTATACCTCCCGCAGCGTTTTTCTGCATGCAGGAACTTCTCCCAAGCCACCTTTTTTGAAGTTTCCTTCAAATCGGGTGCAGGGAAAGGGTATTTCCGAATCAAAGCAGCTAACTGACTGTAGGCTCTTTTAGAGCATACACCCTCAGGCACTGCGAGGGAATCTAAATTGTCAGCCCACAACAGAAGTTTCGTAAAATCTTTGGCCCTTAAAAGACCATTGACTTTATTAGAAACTTCAAGTGGATAGTCCATCAACACCTCAGCCATGACTTTGCGGTATGTAACCCACGAAGCCTTTCTGAGTTCAAGGTTGAGACGTTTGAGCCTTTGGCGCAAATGACTTTTCTTGAAATGCATTACGCACCTCTCAAGTTGTAATCATTTAAAGGTCTGGTTAGACCTTTAACACTGCCAGGGACATAAAATGTCCCCAACAACACTTCCCGAAACTGACAACGAAGTCACGAAGCAACACCGAGCAAGAACTCTAGTACCCAAAGCAAGGTCAAATGATCCATTCCGAAGTATGTCAGTAGAAAACCACTGACAATTATCAGAGTGAAGCAGATGATCTTTATAGCTTGAAGGGTATTAGAGGATGCTCGAATGTTAGTACGTGATTTTCGAGTCAGCAACGAGGGTGTTGAACGACGAGAGCGCAACATACGCTTTGAATCGGGCAATGTAAAGCGCCAACTCCGCCGAATCCATGCCAACAGGAATCGAACTATTTACCTGCATGATCAACACTGCCGTCGGAGTGACGGCAAAGTCGTCAAGCAAGTTCACAGTACGAGACCATTTGGCTGAAGTACGGCTGACACCGCTGAAAACACTGGTGGGCTTGGGTGCAACACGAGACAACTGGAGATCATCCAGAATACTCGCGTTGTGATCCGGGCCAAAATAACCAATGCTGTCAGGACCGTAACGGTCCGCGGTATAGTTCACTGAGTCGAATGTAAGCAAAGGAATTACTCCTTGTAAAAGTAACTTAAAGCGCAGGTCCCGATTAGGACCCGAACACTTTAAGAAACTGCTGCGACACTAACGCGAAAGCATCAACTATTCTAAGGTCACTTGAGACTTTAGAAAAAGCTTGAGGCTTAAACGAAAGTTTAGGGCCAGGGAGAGCAGGGATGCGAATCTTCTCTTCGAAGATCGCCTCTCTGGATTCCATAGCACCTCGAACCAGAGTCCAACCAGGTTTTGCAGAGGAACTAAGAACATTGAATTTGTTCGTAGTTTTTCTCTGTAAAGTTATCCAGCTAGAAACCGGGCTTTTCGTCATATACGGCGCTAAAGCACCTAGGTAATTATTCACATTGGCGAACCAGTCAGCGACAAAGCTGAAAGGAACACGTTCCCAAGGCAGAGCAAGTATACCACTTGCATCCACCCCAAGAGCGCGACCAATGCTAAGTTCTTCTTCAAGGACTAAGCCGGCACGAACAACTAAGTTATCCGTGTAAGCAAAATGCCCGTCGAAGGAGAAAGGGTTACCTATGTGAGATACATCAAGAGAATCTGTTCCACTTAAGGAGTATGAACCCCTATGAGTGGTATGACGCTTCTGATGGACCTTGTCTAACGCCTCGACTACACCTTGTACAGAGGCCACTAAAGGACGAATCCCGTAGCGGTACTGTAGCCACATGCTGTTGGAATAATCTGCTAACTCTTTGAAGGACGGCCGTCTGCCCTTTCCACTCGGTTGTATTTTCCGAAGGAAGGCAGAGGTAGTCTGTAAAGGGTTTCGCAGCATCTTGAGAGTCTTACTGAATTCGGAGACATCGACTAAGATGTCGGCCGAGTGTTCATTCGACTTATCCCAACAAGCGGTAGCAGCAACCTTCATAGCCGAAGAAATATCACTATCGGATATGGCAGAGGGTCGGTACAATTTGGTGGCCGCATCTTTTGAATATCTCCAAAAGGCTTGCGGACCAGTCAAATCGTACGTGTTGAGCTTTATCGGAGCACCACAAGAAGGCGTATTTGCTGTTCCGGAACAATAAGTACCGGAAGCAATTTGCGTTTCGCGTAGTGATCCGAAGGGGTTCGTAATAAACTCGCCCCTGGCTCGCCTCTGAAAGAAATTCGGGGTAACAACGTCTCGAGTAGTCTGGACAATTCCCACGTGGGCAACAACCCCGTAATCAGTTTCAACAGTGCCTGAAGTACAGTCACTGTCAATATTGAAAAACGCGGCCCGCACAGGCGAAAACTGTCCTTTTATTCGTACACGTTGTCGTGGAAGAACGGCGGTTGAATGCCAGTCATCTACGATGCCCATAAAATTTCCTTAGGTAGGTGGTAAATGAGTGTGCTTCGCAAAAGCTAAGCACGCTTCTTGCTCTTGCCAAAAGCAAGGGTGAATCTCAAAATTACTAGAGTGATGAATTCTAGCAAAACTGAGAACCAAGCTTCGTCCCTTTT